ATTGCTGGCACGACTCGTAAGGATTGTGTTGTAATTGCTTCTCCTGCCCGTGACGACGTTATCAATAACATTGATCCTGTAAACGACACTCTGGAAACTACTAACCAGTATTCAGCGTCCTCTTACTTGATCGTTGATAATAACTTCTTGCGTGTATACGACAAGTACAATGACAACTATATCTACATTCCTGCTGCTTCTACCACTGCTGGTATTATGGCTGCCGCTGACCTTAACTTTGGTCCATGGTGGTCACCTGCTGGTGAGCGACGCGGTGAGTATGTCGGTGTAACCAATCTTGCTTATTCACCTAATAAGGCAGAGCGTGACGAACTGTATAAGAAGGGTGTAAACCCAATCGTTCAGTTCCCAGGACGTGGTATTATCCTGTTCGGAGACAAGACCAAACTTGCTCGACCATCTGCGTTTGATCGCATCAATGTTCGACGTTTGTTCCTCGTTCTCGAAAAGGCGATCTCTGTTGCCGCACGAAACTTCCTGTTCGAATTCAACGACGAGTTTACTCGTGCTGAATTTGTAGCGATTGTTGAACCACTTCTTCGTGAAGTGCAAGCACGTCGTGGTATTCAGGACTTCTTCGTACAGTGTGACGAGCGTAACAACACCCCAGAAGTTATTGATCGTAACGAGTTCGTTGCGACACTCTTCATCAAGCCATCTAGAAGCATCAACTTCATTACGTTGAACTTTGTTGCTACTCGAACTGGTGCGAACTTTGAAGAGATCATTAACTCTGGCGTTCAATTTTAACCCGTAACGACTACAAGGAGATCGTAAAATGGCAATTCTTAATGTAGATCAGTTTCGCGGTAAGTTGGCTAAGGGTGGCGCACGTGCCAATATGTTCGAGGTCAAGGTCAATTTCCCAGGATATGCTTCTGGAAATAATGAACTTGCTAGTTTTATGTGTCGCGGTGCTCAGTTGCCCGCAAGTACTGTTGGATTGGTAGAAGTACCATTCCGCGGACGCATTGTAAAATTAGCAGGTGACCGATCGTTCGAACCATGGACTATTACTGTGTATAATGACGTAGATCATTCACTTCGAGGAGCATTTGAGCGTTGGTCAAGTGGCATGAATACTCACGAAGGCAATGAAGGTCAACAGTCTAACAACTCTGGTATCGGCACTTATGCTGTTGATATGGAAGTTTCACAGTTAGATCAAAAAGGCACGGCGTCAGCAAAAGGTAAGTATACTCTTAAAAATGCTTTCCCTTCTAACGTATCGGCGATTGATCTTGATTACGCGCAGGTTGGCGAAATTGAGACCTTTACAGTAACGATTGAGTACGACTATTGGACTAATAGTGCTATCCTTAATTAATTTGCAATAAGGATATAAGTAAAGTAGAACAGGGGGAGTTCGCTCCCCCTTTTTTCCCACAACTGAGATTTCAAATATGGCAGAAGGCGACGGAATTAAATTATTTGGTTTTGAGATCAAGCGAGCGAAAAAAGATCAGGACGCTGTGACTGCGCTCCCTGCTGCATCAGTTGTACCGCCGACTGATGAAGATGGTGCAGGTTATGTAACTGCTCCTTCATATGCATACGGCACTCATATGAACATCTATGCTGATCTTCAAGTAAAAGATCAGGCAGACCTAATTCGCAAATATCGTCAAGCAGCAACTCATCCTGAAGTTGACATGGCGGTAGAAGAAATTATAAACGAAGCAATCGTAATCCCTGATGACGAGAACGTAGTAGAAGTCAACCTTGATCGGGTTGAAGTTTCTCCAGGAATTAAAAAGAAAATTGTAGAAGAATTCCAAAATGTTTTGAATATGCTCACGTTTAATGAGCGTGCTCATGACATTTTTCGTAGTTGGTATGTCGATGGAAGATTATATCACCACCTAGTTGTAGATAACACGAATCTAAAAGCAGGTATCCAAGAGATTAGATACATTGATGCTATGAAGATGCGAAAGGTTCGCAATGTTAAAAAGAAAGAAGATAAAGCATCAGGCGTAAAAGTAGTGAACAAAGTTGAAGAGTTCTATTTGTTCTCTGATAAAAACTTTGAAAATAAAAATGGAGCACTTGTAGGGGCAGATCCAACGGCAAACCAAGCAGTCAAACTCAGCGTTGACTCAGTAAGTTATGTAACATCGGGTGTACTAGACGACACGAAAGCAAAAGTTGTTTCTCATCTTCATAAAGCACTGCGTCCTATCAATCAGTTGCGTATGATGGAAGACTCCTTGATAATCTATCGACTGGCGCGTGCACCTGAGCGAAGAATCTTTTATGTTGACACAGGTAACTTGCCAAAAGGTAAAGCAGAAGAATATGTCAACTCATTGATGACTCGTTATAGAAATAAACTTGTATACGATCAGGCGACTGGAGAACTAAAGGATTCGAGAAAGCATATGTCTATGCTTGACGATTTCTGGTTGCCTCGCCGAGAAGGTGGTAGAGGAACGGAGGTGACTACACTTCCTGGCGGTTCTAACCTTGGCGAGATTGATGACATTAAGTATTTCCAGCGCAAGGTTTACCAAGCACTGAACGTACCAGTATCTCGACTAGAGCAGGAGCAAGCATATTCACTTGGTCGTGCTACTGAGATCAATCGCGAAGAAATTAAATTCCAAAAGTTTATTTCGCGACTTCGTTCAAGATTTAGTAAATTGTTTGTTGGTATCCTCCGACAGCAACTTGTGCTTAAAGGTATTATTACCGACAGCGATTGGATGGAGTTGTTTCACAATCGTATTCGAGTAGATTTTTATAAGGATAATCATTATACCGAACTCAAAGATGCAGAAGTATTCCGCGAGAGACTAGGACTTATGGATCAAGCATCTCAATATGTTGGAGAATACTTGTCTAAGGGTTGGGTGATGAAGAATGTTTTTCATTTTACAGATGAAGAAATAGAAGAAATGGAACTCGCTATTGCTAAAGAGGGTCCCAAAGAAGATCAATTAGGTGATGAACCAGCAGGAGATAATGATGGAAACTAAACCTGAAGTTGAAATGAGTGATATTGCTAATGAAACTCAAGAACCAGTAACTGTAACTGTTGCTGATTTAGTAAACTCAATTGAAAAGGGTGATGCATTCACCTCTAGTAAAATGTTTAACGACTTGTTACAAGGTCGCATTGATGATGCGCTTGAACAAGAAAAGATTCGTATTGCTAACTCAGTTTACAATGACGCCGAAGAAGAAATTTCTGACGAAGAAGTTGAAGCAGAGTTGGAAGATTTAGAATCCGACGATGAAGAAGTTGAAACTGAAGCAGAAACGGAAGTTGAAACTGAAGCAGAAACGGAAGTTGAAGCGGAAGCAGAAATGGAAATTCCGGAACCTGATTGGGATACTCCACTCGCCAGAGGTCAGTTAGCAAGAGAACTTGAGTATCAAGAAGGCGAGAACGAGGAAGAGCACGAGGAACCAGAGGATACGATGGGTCTATATGCTGACGAAATCGAAGATATTTTATCTGATGAGGAGTCTGAGGACGAATCAGAAGAAGAAAACGTATAAATATAATTTATGATTAACTTCTCTGAATTAAGGCAACGTAACGCGAAAGGCGAAGTAGTCTGGTCTAAGAGATATCGCAGAATTAAAACTGAGATACAAAAGACCGATAAGGGTTTCGTTGCTTATGTAGACGGAGATATGTTAGACACGTTCCGTAGTCAAAGGGACGCGCAAAAATCAATAGAAACTGCAATCAAGGAACTAACATGAAACTTATTGCTGAATTTAATGACAATACACTTCAGTGTCTCGTCGAAGAAAAGAAAGACGGCAAGAAGTCATATGTTATCGAAGGTGTATTTGCTCAAGCAGAGCAGAAGAACCGTAATGGTAGAGTTTATCCTAAAGCAATTATGGAAGCTGCCGTCGAGAAGTATGTTGATGAACAAGTTTCTAAAGGTCGGGCAGTAGGCGAACTGAACCATCCTGATGGTCCAACCGTCAACCTCGACAAAGTTTCGCACCTAATCACTGACCTTCACTTTGAAGGCAATGATGTGGTCGGAAAGGCATCAATACTTGATACTCCAATGGGTAATATCGTACAGGGATTGCTCGAAGGTGGTGTTAATCTTGGTGTCTCAACTCGTGGAATGGGTAGTCTTGAGCAGCGCAATGGCGCGATGTATGTTAAGGACGATTTTGTTTTAAGCACGGTTGACATCGTGCAAGATCCATCTGCTCCTGGAGCATTTGTTAATGGGATTATGGAAGGTGTTGAATGGGTCTGGAACAATGGCGTACTTACTGCTCAAGAGATATGTGAGGAACAAGAGACTGAAATCGGAACTCATAACGATGTGCTTCCGCCAATTAATGGCGTGGACCAAATTGTTGAGTATAAAAATTTCCTCTCATCCTTAAAAAGATCTTTTTAATAAGGAGAACACAATGGAAGATCAAAACATTGAACTCCGCGATGAGCAGGAAGTTGCGGAAGCAAAAGGGCATGATATGAAAAACGCTGAAGCACAATCAGTAGCATCTGTCGATAAGGCAGGCGATGCAACTGGTAAGGCACCTGCTCGCAAGGGTGACAATAGCAACAGCGAACCAATGCCAAAGACCAAAGCAGGTATGATTAATGCTATGTACGGTAAATTGAATGCTATGAAGAAGATGGACCTTCAAGCAGCATACGGTAAGATGATGGGCGAAGAAGTCGAGTTGGAAGAGGAAGAAGTAGTTGCAGAAGCAGATACTTACTCTGAAGAACTCGAAGCATTAGTCGAGTCTGAAGCCACTCTCAGCGATGAGTTTAAGGCAAAAACTGCTGTAATCTTTGAAGCAGCATTGAAATCTAAGCTCTCTGAAGAAGTAGAGCGAATCGAAGCATCCTACGAAGAGCGACTTGCTGAAGAAACTGCTGCGCAGAAGAGCGAGTTGGTCGAGAAGGTTGATTCCTACCTGAACTACGTGGTTGAGCAATGGATGGAAGACAATAAAGTCGCTATCCAAACTGGTCTGCGTGCTGAGATTGCTGAGAACTTTATGAGCGGATTGAAAAATCTGTTTGTTGAGTCTTACATCGACGTGCCAGAATCCAAGGTTGACCTCGTTGACGATTTAGCAGATCAAGTTGAAGAACTCGAAGAAGCTCTCAATAAGACCACTGCTGATGCAATTTCTCTGAGTGAAGAAGTTGAGAGTCTGAAGCGTGCAGCAATCGTTGCCGAAGCAGCATCTGAACTCGCTGATACTCAGAAAGAAAAGTTCTACTCTCTGGTAGAAGGTGTTGACTTTGACGATGCTGAGCAATTTGCATCTAAAGTTGCTACTATCAAAGAGTCCTTCTTTGCTAAGGCAACAGTTGAGACCCAAGAAGATTTGACTGAAGAGACTGACGGTGACGTTGAGTCTGTAGAAGTTGCTCCTTCTATGGAACAGTATCTGTCTGCCATGCGCAAAATCAATAAGTAATCCATTACCTATAAGGAGAATTAAGAAATGGATCTGAACTACGAATCTCTGGTGCAGAAGTGGGCACCAGTCCTTAACGAAGAATCAGCAGGCGAGATCAAGGATACTTATCGTCGTAAGGTCACTGCTGCTATTCTTGAGAACCAAGAAAAAGCATTCGCTGCTGAAGGCGCACAAGGTCAGTTTATGACTGAAGTTGCTGCTAACACGACTTCTGCTGCTGCTAACTGGAACCCAGTGTTGATTTCACTCGTTCGTCGTGCTATGCCTAACCTGATGGCATACGACGTATGTGGTGTTCAACCAATGTCTGGTCCTACTGGTTTGATCTTCGCTATGAAGTCTCGCTACAAGACGACTCGTTCTGGCGCTACTTCTGGTGGCGAAGCACTGTTTAACGAAGCAGTTGTACCATTCTCTGGTGACTCTTCTACTACTCACACTGCTGGTCCTTCTGGTCTTGACGGTGTAACTGACTCAAACGGCGACAGCACGATCAATGACGACCGCTCTGGTCCAAGCATTGGTGGCGGTATGCCAACTGCTGACGCAGAAGCACTGGGTAACACTGGTTCTGCTTTCGCAGAAATGGGTTTCACCATTGAGAAGGCAACTGTAACTGCTAAGAGCCGTGCGCTGAAGGCAGAGTACACCATCGAACTCGCACAAGACCTGAAAGCAATCCACGGTCTTGACGCTGAAGCGGAACTCGCTAACATCCTTTCAGTAGAAATTCTTGCTGAAATCAACCGCGAAGTTATCCGTACTATCAACAGCCAAGCGAAGACTGGTGCACTGACTGCTAACACTGCTACCAACGGTATCTTCGACCTGTCTACGGACGCTGATGGTCGTTGGTCTGTTGAGAAGTTCAAGGGTCTGCTTGTTCAACTGGATCGCGAAGCAAACACTATCGCTAAAGAAACTCGACGTGGTAAGGGTAACGTAGCAATCGTATCTTCTGATGTTGCTACTGCACTTGCTGCTTCTGGTATGCTTGACTACGCTCCTGCTCTGAGCACTTCTCTGGAAGTTGACGACACTGGTAACACTTTTGCTGGTGTACTGAACGGACGTATGCGCATCTACATCGACCCATATGCGGTTGCTGACTATGTAACTGTTGGTTACAAGGGCACTAACCCATATGACGCAGGTGTATTCTACTGCCCATATGTACCAC